TCAGCTCCGATCTTCGATGGCCCTGCAAATCCGTGCCTGCTCGCGCATTACGGCGTAGTCGCTGAGCATCACGGCAATGGCCGAGCCGCCCGGCAACGATGCCAGTTCCTTTGCCGCCCGCGCCTGGAACTCCCGGCTGTACCCGACGACGGGGGCACACGTCTGGAACCCGCCGGGCTCAGAACCGACCGTCGCGCAGCCGCTGAGCAAGCTCGTTGCGATCGCGAGGGCGGCGAGCTGCCGCCTCCAGCATCCGGCGTTGGACGTCATTGGCCTTCTCCGTGGTTTCAAGGCGTTCGGCGAGGCGGCCCGCTCGCTCGCCGGACCGCCGAAGCGAAAGCAGGAACAGGAGCACGGCGAGTATGATGGTGCCGTAGCGCAGCGCCGCCCGCATCCAAGGGCTCGTGGCAATCCCGGTGAGGAGCCAGCCGATCATCGCCGCCCCCGGCGCCAGTCATCCAGACGCGCATAGATCGTAACCGCGATCCCGCCGAGAGCCACCGCGATGAACACCCAGCGGAGCGTATCGAGGTACGGGACGAGCGGCAGGATGGCGGATTGGGTCTCGGCCAGAACGCTATGCGCCACCTCGACGCTTGCCGCGCCCAGTGTCGCAACTCCGGCCGCGCCGCCGCCTTTCATGGTGCGGCTCTCGGCCAGCACTTCGCGCGCGGGCGGCGTTTCGGCTGCAAATGCCGTCGCCCGGACCGGGAAGCGGTCGCCCCACTGCCGTGCGGGGCCGAGGTCGACGTGGATAAAGCCCGAGCGCGGATAGAAGCCGAAGCCGAAGAATCCGACCTCGCGCGCCGCGGCCTCGAACGCCACCGGGTCGTGGTTCGCCATGGCGATGTCGAAGGCGGCGCCGTCGAGATGCTTCGATCGGGTCGCGCCGCCGACGGCACGGTTGTGCTCGGGGCTGCGATAGGCCGAGCGAACGATCAGCGGCTTGCCCAGCCGGTCGCGTAGCGCCTGCAGCTTGTCGAGCGCGGGTTCGTTGATCAGCAGCTTGCCGGTGCCCCGGCAGGCGATTTCGGCCGGGCTGAAATTCGGCCAGCGCCAGGTGCTCTCAGGCAAGTCGCGCCAGTGGTCGTAGAATGTGGTAGTCATGAGGTTCCTCCGAAACGAAATAAACCCGCCTCAAGGGCGGGGTCATTGCGGGTTGATGAATGGGGGATGGGGACGGACTACGGGCTGCCGCCGAAGATCTTGAGCTTGATGGCGATGCCCGCGAGCAGCGCCAGCATGACGCCGGTGGTGATCATGCGGACGGCGGTCTGCATCGCGGTGCGGCGCACCAGCCGGATGCAGTCGACCAGGGATCGCAGATCGCGGATGTCGAGGGCAGCCTCGTCGCCGTCGAGGCCGACATCGGCGAGCGCGCGTTTCGCGCCTTCCTCGGCCGCCCGCGTCAGGATCGCCTCGAACTCGGCGTCGGGCATGCGCACGAAACCCTCGGATCTGGGTGGGTTCATCGGGATCCTCCTTCCGCCGGTCAGCCGATCTTGCAGCCCCAGAAGGAGGTGTGGTCGGCGGCGAAGTAGCCGTCCGCGACCCGGAAATACCCCTGCAGCTCGACGGTATCGCCCGCGGTGAGGGGCACCATGGTCTGCAGCCAGATCGCGGTGGCGAGCGAGACGTGGGTGGCGGAGATTTCGCCGAGGGAGCCGCGGATTTCGGTCGTGCCGTTCAGCACGAGCCGACCGCGCATGCGGGCCGTGGCGCTGGCGTTGATCTTGTAGAGGAGTGTCGCGCCGAAGAGGTAGGTGCCGTCGACCGGGGCTGCGGCAGGTCCATGAGCAGCGCATCCGGCGCGCCGAACACCACGGCGCGCGTCAGCGACGCCGCGCGGGGATCGCCGGGCGGCAGGTCGTAGGTCGCGCGATCCTGGCGGACCGCCTCGATGCCGCGCGCCTCCGCGTCGGCGATGGAGACGAGCCGCAGGTCGACCAGCCGCCCGTCATGGGCGAGCCGGATCGGGTCCGCCGGATCGAGCGCGAGCCGCGAGGGCGGCAGACGGAACGCCGCCGTCTCGCGGCCGACCCACGCCTCCATCAGGGCGCGGCGGCAGCGGCGTTCGGCTTCCTCGGGCGGGACCGCCATCGGGAAGGACTCTGAGGCGATCCGCGTCGTGTCCACGGTGATGCGCCGCGCCTCGACGAGGGCCGCGTCGTAATCTTCGTCGGCGCGGGCGATCTGCCACTTGAGCGCCTGCGGCAGCTCGGTCTCCTGGCCGCGGATGAGTTCCAGCAGGTCGCCCTCGCGGGGGGCGGCCAGATCGTCGGACGCGAGGGTGGTGACGGAGGCCCGGCCGCGCATCACGAAGCGGATTAACCCTTCGGTTTCCACCGCGTCGAAGCCGAAGTGGCGGGCGAGCGTGGTGATCGAGGCGCGCGGGCTTTCGAGCGCGGTGATGGCGTAGCCCTCGACCGCGCCCCAGAGGCCGGCAACGTCGATGCGATCCTCGGGCAGCCCGGCGCGCAGGCAGAGATGCCGGACCAGTGCGGCCAGCGACACCGCGCCAAGCCGTCCGGTCAGCCAGTGGCCGAGCCGCCAGTTCTCCCCGTCCGTCCAGACATCGGTCAGCGCCGGGAAGAACGGATATGGCCGCGCGTCCCAGGTCCAGGCGGCGCATTCCGGCACATGCACCATCCGACCGCCGTAGACCGAGGACACCGGGTTGTTCGCGGCCTCGCCCCACCAGAGGTACGTCGCCTCCAGATAGGCGCGCTGGATGGCGTCGTCGCGCCAGCCCCGCGAGAAATGCGGCGTGAAGCTCTCCGACGACTTCGGGTCGAAGAAGACGTTCGGCTGGTTCGTGCCCCGATCGATGGCCGGGCAGCCCAACTCGGTGAACCAGATCGGCTTGGACTGCGGCGTCCATGCCGTCGCCGTCCCGCTCTCCACGCCACCGGGGCGGTTGTAGTGCGCGTTCGACCACCAGGCGCGCAGATCCTTGTAGCGGAAGACCCACGGCTTGCTGGCGGCACCGTCGGTGATGGGAGTTCGCACCTGCGCGGAGCGGTCGGCGGCGCTGGCATAGAACCAGTCGAAGCCTTCGCCGCCCGCGATGTTCGCCTGCAGGTAGGCGCGGTCGTAGATCGCGGGCCAGCCCTCGGCCGCGTCGGCATGCTCGAATCCGTCGCGCCAGTCCGACAGCGGCATGTAGTTGTCGATGCCGACGAAATCGATCTCTGGATCGGCCCAGAGCGGGTCGAGGTGGAAGAACACGTCGCCCGAGCCATCGCCCGGCTGGTGCCCAAAGTATTCCGACCAGTCGGCCGCATAGCCGATCTTGGTCCCGGACCCGAGGATAGAGCGCACATCCACGAGCAGGTCCCGATACGCCTGCACCGCGGGATACGTGCTGGCCCCCGAGCGGATCGTCGTCAGCCCCGGCATCTCGGTACCGATCAGGAAGGCATCCACCCCGCCCGCCGCCGCGCAGAGATGGGCGTAGTGCAGCACCATGCGGCGCAGGCCCCAGTCGCCGGGCGCGCCGGTCCAGGAGACACTTTCGCCCGAGTCCGCGAAGTCGGACGGGCTGGCGCTCCCGAAGAAGGCCGCGACCTGGCTTGCCGCTGTGGCGGTTTTGTCGACGCTGCCGGCGTAGCCTGCCGCGGGCGAACAGGTGATCCGGCCGCGCCAGGGGAACGCGGGCTGGCCGGTCTCGGCAGCGTTGTCGGAATAGGGGTTCGGCAGCGTGTTGTCGCGCGGGACATCCATCAGGATGAAGGGATAGAAGGTGACGCACAGCCCGCGCGCCTTCATCTCCTGGATCGCCTGCACCACCGCGAAGTCGGACGGCGTGCCGCCATAGACCGGGCGGTCCTGATCGTCGCGGCTGACGAGGAAGGCATTGGCGCGGCTCACGCCATTCACCGACCAGCTGGCGGGCGTGGTCGATTTGGCCGACACCTCGACACCGGGCCGCACTTTGCAGGAGCCCGCGCGCAGGTCGTCGCCGAACCACGCGACGACGAGGCTGACGCTCTCGACCGCAGGAGCCATCGCCTGCAGCCGGTCCAGCGCCTCCACCATGTCGGTAGAATCGGCCAGCGCGTTCAGGTTCTCAGGGATCTGCGCGCCACCATCGGTCTTGCGGATCGCCTGCGTCGCATAGGTGAACTCGCCCGAGGCCGGGATCATGGTGACCGCGCGGGTCAGCCCCTCGGCGGTGTCGGGATCGGCGACCGGACGGAATACCTCGAAGGAAAGCTGCGGCAGGCGGTTGCCGTAGGTCGAGAGCGCCAGTTCCTCAAAGACGACATAGGCCGTGCCGCGATAGGCAGGCGTGCTGGCCGCGCCCATCCTCGCGGCAATGAACGGGTCGGCTGTCTGCGCCTCGTCGCCCGGATACCAGCGCCAGGTGACGCCGGAGAGGTCCATCGGCTTGCCGTCGGCCCAGATGCGGCCGATCCCCGTGATCGGCCCCTCGCAAAGCGCCACGGCGAAGGATGCGTAGTAGAGATACTCGGTGGTCTTGACCTTGCCGCCCCCGCCGCCCTTGCCGCCCCCTTGGGTGGTGGTCTTCGTTTCCTCGCGGAAATCCGTCGCCCAGATGATGTTGCCACCCATCCGCATCCGACCATAGAGGCGCGGGATCACCGCGCCTTCGGTGGCCGAGGTGATGCGCAAGGTGTCGAGCCGCGCGCCCTCGATGCGCTGGGTGGGCGCCAGCGACGAGATGATCCAGCTGTCGACGACCGACCCGATGGTGGAGCCGATGAAGCCGCCGATGGTCGCGGCGCTGACACCGAGGATCGCGCCGCCGATGCTGCCGCCAATGGCGGCGCCGGCGGCACCGAGAACGAGGGTGGCCATGTCGGGGTCTCAGCGTTGCGGAAACAGGAAGGCGAAGGCGATGCGCCGCCGCCAGGATGGTGTGAGCGGTTCCTCGATCACGCCGAGCCGCTCGTAGGCGTGGAGGAAGCTTTCGCGACCGGTGAGGATCCCGACATGCTTGGCGATGGCGCGGGGCCTCATGCGGAAGAGAACCAGCGCGCCGGGACCGGCTGCCGCGGGTTCCACTTCGATCATCATGGCGCGCGCGCCCTCGGCCAGAACTTCGCGCGGGCCTGTCTCACCCCAGTCGCGGCTGTAGGGCGGGATCGGGAAAGGCTCGGGGCCGACCACCTCGCGCCAGACGCCCCGCGCTAGCCCGAGGCAGTCGCAGCCGACGCCGCGCAGACTGGCCTGGTCGTGGTACGGCGTCCCGAGCCACGCGCGCGCGATGGTGATGACGCGCGCGGGGTCGGCCAATGCGAGGGGTTGCGTCACAGCACGCCGCCCTCGTGCCCGCCATCCTTCGTGGCGTAGCGCAGCACGGCGTCCTGGCCGGGGATGTGCGGGAAACCGCGGAAGTTGGCGGTGTTGGCGAACTTCGCCCCGCAGGTCTCCATGCGCTTGTCGCAGCCCGCGCGGATGGCGAAGGCGTCGCCCTCGGCGATCGCGCGCACCGGCACTTCGAGCAGCGTGAGCACGGCGATGCCGTCGGTCACGTCATGGCCCAAAACCTCGGTGCGCCGCCCCGCGTTCGCGCCGCTCGTCCAGTTCAGCGTGCCGAAGGTGAACCAGCCGGCCTCGAACCCAGAGAGCCCCGACGCGGTGAAGGCCCGGTCGCGCAGAAGATCGATAACGGCGCCCGTGCCCTTGAAGGCGGGATCCTCCAGATCAACGCCGCAGCGTGCATCGCCGAGCGCGGCGTCACAGGTCGCCTGAAACGTCCGCCCCACCGTCTGGCCGAGGATATGAGCGAGCGAGCGCACCTCGGCGACGAAGGCGAGCCGCCCGCGCCGGATCTGACCGATGGCGCCTCGCCGCATCAGCACGCGCTGGCTCGTGTCGGCCCAGTTCACCCGCCAGACCTCGACCTCGGCGTTGTCCCAGCGCCCATCCAGGATGTCGGTCTCGGTGATGCGATCCGAGGTCAGCACACCCTCGGCGTCCTGTGCATCGACGGACAGGTCCGAGCCCGAACGGACCTCGGACGCCGTGAGCCCGCTCTCCGGCTCAAAGTCCGTGCCGTCGAAGGAAAGCGTCCGGTCGTGATCGGTGAAGCCGAAGGTGACGCCATCGGCCCGGGCGATCCGCCAGCACCAGGCGAGCGTCGTCGTGCCCTCGTCGAGATGGGCCTGCAGGGCGGGAGAGAGAGTCTTCATCTGCGCAGTTCCAGCAGCGGAATGGAGGTAATCGAGCCGAGCCGCTCGAGGTCGAGCGTTACATCGAGCACGTCGGTGTCGAAGCGCACCGGCACGTCGAACTCGAAGCCCGCGGTGATCGCGACGCCAGCGCCCGGCGCGGCGCTAAAGGTGACGACGCCGGTGGCGGTGTCGGCCGACCAGCCGGAGGGCTGCTCGACCCCGCCGAGGGCGATGCGCACAGTCCCCGCCACCGGCTTGGCGATGGCGCGCGTCCAGGATTGCGCGCCCGAGGCGTAGCGCTTCACCAGCTGAAAGGCGGTTGTCGTGCCATCGCCAGTGCCAATGATCTGGTCGGTGGGCGACGGCGTGCCCGAAGGCAGGCAGGACTTGTGGTCGCCCCAGTCCTTGAAGCGGAAGCCGTGCAGGCGGCCGTTGCGCGCCTCGAAGAAGGCGACCACCGCCGCCAGATCGTCCGCGCGGCGGATGCCATAGGCGACGTCGAAGCGGCGGCGCGAGTTGGCCCATCTGGCGTTGCGTTCCTCGTCGCCCGAGGCAAGCTCGACGATCTGCGTGCGCCGCTCCGGCCCGCCCCGCGCGCCGCGACTGATGTTGTCGGGAAACCGGACCTCGTGAAACGCCATCACATGCCCCTCCGGCCGAGCGAGACCGCACGGGCGATGTCTGCCGCAACCTGCGTCCGCGACTGCCGGAAGCTCTCGGCGTCACGTGCCATGATGGTGACGTTGACGCCGCCGCCCGCGCCGTAGCTCTGCGACTCGCGCCGCGACAGCACTCGTTCGCCGCGCTGCAGGATCGCGGGCACCTCGTCATGGCGCAGCCCCGCCATGCCGCCGCCGTGCATCCGCTGCGCGGCGGCGAAGGCCATGGCCGGGACCATGCGCGAGGGCCCGGCCGAGCCAACCATTCCGCCCGTGTGCAGGACGTTGGCGAAAATGCCGCCGGCACCAGCGAAGACACCCGAGAGCGCATTGGCGATCGGCCCGAGGATGAACCGGCGCGCGGCCAGTTGGGCGAGATCGGCCAGCAGCGAGGTGACCAAGTCGCGGAAGTTCAGCTTGCCGGTCTTCACGAACTGGCCAACCGCGTTCTCGGCCGACTGGAAAGCGCCGACGAGGCTCTGGCCGATGTCGCCACCGATGTCGCGGGCCTTGCTGGCGTAATCCGACAGCGCTGCTGTGACCGCCTGCCACCCGGTGACGGCAGCTTCGGTCGCGGGCTCTGCCGCAGCAGCCGCAGCCCCGGCCGCCACACCGGCGCCCGTCGCGGCACGTCCCGCATCGCCGAGCGCCGTCTCCAGCCGCTCGGCCGCGCCGGTGGCCTCGGTCAGTGCATCCGCACTGGTTTCGTCGGTGCTCCGCACGGCATCGCGGAGCGCCTGCCAGCTCTCCAGAGGCGCGCGGGCGCCTTCCGCCAGATCGCGCGCGGCGCCGCGATAGAGGTTCGCGGATTCGAGCGCGCGGTTCGCCGCGTCGGTCAGGCCGAGATCGGGCGTGGTGAGCGGGTTGTCCTCGAAGGCCCGGTCGAACGCCGCCTGCGCCGCCGTCGTGGCAGCACTGGCCGCGCCCTCGAAGCGGTTCTCGATCTCGCCGAGGTCGAGGTCGGGCACCAGCGAGATGCGGCGCTCGGACCCGAGCGCTTCCAGCCCCTGGTTGATGCCGCCGATGAAGCCGTTGATGCGCGAGACCACGCCGTTCAGCATCGCCTCGACGCCGTCGACCAGGCTGTTGGCCGCCTGAAACGCCAGATCGCCGATGGCGGCGGGCAGAAGGCCCCAGATCGCCTTGATCGCCTCGTAGGCGCCTTCGAACGTGTTCGCCGCGGTGTTGCCGAAAGCCACGACGCTCTCGATGGCGCTCTGCATGCCCGACGCGGCATCGGCCTTCAGGTCGAAGAACATCGCCGTGGCGGCCGCACCCGCAGCCGCCGCGCCCATCCTGATCCGCTCCCAGACCTCGATCGCGAGGTCCTTCAGGAGCGACATCGCTTCTCCGAAACCGCCAGCGCCGGAGACGAGACGGGTGAACTGGTAGACGAGCTCGCCCGCGCCGACGATCAGCGCGCCGATGCCGGTGCGGATCAGCGCGCCGCGCAGGACGACGAGCGCTGTGGCGAGACCTCGGACGGAGAGTGCGGCGGCGGCCATGCCAGCGACCCAACGACCCGCGAGGAACGCCGCGAAGGTGGCGGCATAGGTGGTCAGGCGACCGATGTTGTCGAAGAGGCCGCGGATTGCGATGCCGAGCGGCCCGGTGCGGTTGGCGACTGCCGCCATGGCATTCGCGACCGCTTCCAACGCAGGCGCGGCAGCAACCGCCAGCTGGTTCGACAGCCCGCGCCAGATCAGCCCGAGCCGGGAGATGGCATCGTTGGTCCGCTCGATCTGGTCGGCATCCTGCTCGGAGACCACCACACCGAAAGCGCGCACGTCCTCCGTCGCCTGGCGCAGCGTCGCGGTGTCGATCCGGCTCATGGCGATGGAGCCTTCCTCGCCGAAAAGCTGGCCCGCGACAGCTGCACGTTCGGCGGCGGGCACGAAGCTCTCGATGGCGGCGTTGATCGCACCCACGCGCTGGTCCAGCGGCAGCGCGATCAGCTCGTTGGCCGAGAGCCCCAGCCGGTCGAGCGCGTCGGCGGCGGGGCCGGTCCCGGCGGCCGCCTGGCTGAGACGACGCGTCAGATCCTTGGTGGCCTGTTCGATGCCGGACATCGACACGCCCGCCAGTTCGCCCGCGCGCTCCAGCGTCTGGATCGAGGCGACGGTCGTGCCCAGCGATTGAGCCAGCTTCGCCTGCGCATCCACCGTCTGCAGACCGGACCGGACCATTGCCACACCAGCGGCGGCAGCGGCGGCCACGGCGGCGGCGGCAGCCACAGCGACACGGCGAGAAAACGCCGCCAACCGGGCGTTCGCCGCTTCCATCTCCCGGCTCAGCCGTCCGAAGCCGCGTGACCCGGCTTCACCAACACCTTCCAGCTCGGCGCGCACCTGCCGTCCGCCCACGGCCGCGAGGCGGACGCTGACCCGCTTCTCAGCCATGGGAGTGTTCCATCTGTTCGTTAAGTTTTGCGACCATCACCGCTTCAATGACGGGCAGCAGTTCGGCCATGGCGAGCGGCGGCACGCCGAGCGCGTCACCGAGCGCCAGCGCCGCCGACATGTCCCAGCCGATCACCGCGCCTGGCAGGACACGCAGTTGGCCGCCGAGACGGCCGACGAGGTCCCAGACCTGCCAGCCCTCATGCGTCAGGGGCCGGTTCATCCGCGCCGGGCAGTCCGGGCAGGCTTGCGTGCAGGCTTCGCAGTAGCGCTCGCCCCCGCCGAAGGACCATTCGGCGAGAGCGCGGAGGCGTTTTTTTCCTGCTCCAGCAGCAAGCCCTTCGAGACGTAGGTCAGCTGGAACGCCTCGAAGATCGGCCAGACATCGAGCAGCGCGTCGATGGCCTCCGGGCTCGGGTCGATGGCGTTGCCGTCGGCGTCGCCGATGCCCTCCCAGGCGAGCACGGCGCGGCGCGCGAGCGCCTTGGCGAAGGCGACGGCCCGCTCTTCGTCGGAAGCCTCCTCGGGCACCGCTTCGACGGCGGGATCGCTGCGGGTCGCGACCATCAGCGCGGTGGTCAGCGGTCGCAACTCCACCCGGACGCCGGGCGCGAGGTCATGCCAGCGCGGCGCGTTCGTCAGATCAAGCGTCAGCATCAATAGGTCTCCACGTCGTTCACTAGGGTTGCGGTGCACATCCGGCCGACGACGCTGTCGCGCGCGGCCTGCCAGTCGAAGGTGGCCTGGACGCCCTGAGGCCCGGAAATCTCGATGCGCGGACGCGGCAGGTAGACGGCGTGCACGGTGAAGGTGAAGCTCTCGCCGGACGGCAGGACGTAGGCGAATTCCATCTCGCAGGCCTCGCCGTTGATCGCCTGCGTCACCAGCGTCTGGTCGGCGAAGCGCACCTCGATCCGGCCGGTCAGCGCGGCGATGGAGGGGTCCGCGCCGTCGATGCGGCCGTCCGAGCGGATGGTCTCGATCCGGTCGAGGTTGTTGGCATAGGTGATCTCGGCCGAGACCACGTTGCCGAGTGCAGACCCGTTGCGGGTGATCGCGCCGTTGAAATGCCCGAAGCGCTTCAGCTCCAGCGCGGCGGGCGTCCCCGCGCTGGTCGTGGTGCCGACCGTCTCGCCCTGCGCCACCAGCCGCGCCGTTGCCGTCAGAAGGCCCGAGCGCTGCATCTGCCAGGTGATCTGGTCGAGCACGCAGCCCGAGTACATCGCGTATCGCGGCACCTCCCCGCCGTCCGTCTTGCCGGTGATCGTAGACGCTCGAAAGCGGGCCACCATGCCGGACTATCAGCATGATGGACGCAGGGTGCGTATCGGTGGCAGGCAGATCGAGTGCCTTGACCGTGCAGGATATCTCGGGCTTCAGCTCGAGTATGCCCTTGATCTTGGACGCCAGCGCCTTTTCGTCGATGGCCGCCGCGTCGAGGGCTACCTGGTTCTCCAGTTCGACCTCAAAGGCGTCGTAGAGCTTGCCGTGGTCGCGGAACTGTCGGGCGAAGTGAAAGCTCTCCGCATCCTCGAAGGTTTCGCGTTCATGGAGATATGCCCAGATGCTTCTGCAGAGCTCATCTGGCTGCCGGTGAAACTCCTGCGACCGTGTCTCATCGAGTTGTTGCTCGACAATGGTGGTGAGCGAGGTGACGCCCTTTTTCTCGGCGAGGGCCCGGATCCTTCGTGATCGCTGCTCCGCAGGTCGCAGGTCATCGCGGTCGAAATCCGACAGCGTCTCGACAAGTGCTTGCCGAAACGCCTCGACCGCTTCTTCGTCGGCGAGGTCGGGAACGTCCTCGGGCAGCTTGAATTCCGGCTCATTGTCGCCCTCGCGCACGGCAAGGGCAGTTCGGGCGAGGTCGACGCGCGCATCCTCGATCAGCGCCAGAACATGCGGACCGATCGGGGATGCTTTGCGCGCCATGAACTCACCTCAATGAACTACTGCTCTCGATTGATTCAACCTGCGATAATCATGGACAAATCCGTGATCGGCAAGCCCTGATGTTCTCTCCCTGTTCGCATTTCCGCATCCCGTTCCGCTGAGATGTCCCACCTCGGACGGCTGGGTGGCTTTTGATCGGTAGCACACCATCAAACACGGCCACCGAGACATGAACCGCCCCAATCCGCTACCTCCCGACCAGATGACCGCCGCCGAACGCCGCGCTGAACTGTGCGGCCTGCTGGCGCTCGGGCTGGTTCGGTTGCTCGGGCAGGATGGCCGTGAAGTATCTGACAATACTGGAGAACGTTGCCTACACTATCCCGACGACCAATGCCGTCATGCAACTCCAACTCACCGGAGAAACGCATGACGAAGCCCGATCCCATCCCCGCGCGCCTGGCCGCGCTGAAGTCCATGTCCGTCACCCAGTTGAAGTCGGAGTGGCAGACGATCTTTGCCTCGGCAGCGCCGAACAACAGCCGGGCGTTCCTTGAGAGCCGGTTGGCCTACCGCATCCAGGAGCTGACGTATGGCGGTCCTGATCGCGAAACCCGGCGCATGCTGGACCTGCTGGCCGACGAGGTCGGCGGCACCCTGACACGCAAGAGCCAGATCGCCGATCCTCGCAATCCCGTGGTCGGCACGAGGCTGATCCGCGAATGGAACGGGATCGAGCACACGATCACGGTCTTGCGCGACGGATTCGAGTGGCAAGGCCGCCCCTACAAATCGTTGTCCGCGATTGCGCGGGCGATCACCGGGACGCGCTGGAATGGCTACCGCTTTTTCGGGTTACGCGAACGAAAGCGGGGAAATGATTGATGGATCAGCGCGCAAATCCCATCCGCCGCCAACGCTGCGCCATCTACACGCGCAAATCCTCCGAGGAAGGGCTGGAGCAGGAGTTCAACAGCCTCCACGCCCAGCGAGAGGCCTGCGAGGCCTACATTGCCAGCCAGCGTTCCGAGGGCTGGGTGCTGGTCCGGGATCAGTATGACGACGGCGGGATCTCGGGCGGGACGCTGGAACGGCCCGGTCTCAAGCAGCTTCTGGCCGACATCGAGGACGGCCTGATCGATGTGGTGGTCGTCTACAAGATCGACCGCCTGTCGCGGTCACTGATGGACTTCTCGAAGCTGGTCGAGGTCTTCGATCGCAACGGTGTGACTTTTGTCTCGGTCACGCAGTCCTTCAACACGACGACTTCCATGGGGCGGCTGACGCTGAACATCCTGCTCAGCTTCGCTCAGTTCGAGCGTGAGGTCACGGCCGAGCGTATCCGGGACAAGGTCCGCGCGTCCCGCATGAAGGGCATGTGGATGGGCGGCTACGTCCCGCTCGGGTATGACGTGAAGGACCGCAAACTCGTGGTGAACGAGGAAGAGGCCGCCACCGTGCGGGGCATCTTCGAACGGTTCGTCGAGGTCGGGTCAGCGACCGTGCTGGCCCGCGAACTGCGCCGCAAGGGGCTCCGCAACAAGCAGGGCACCTTGGTCGACAAGGGATACCTCTATAGGGTGCTGGTAAACCGCGTCTATCGCGGCGACGCGGTCCACAAGGGCAAGGCCTATCCCGGCGAGCATCAGGCCATCATCGACGAGCAGCTGTGGGATCAGGTCCATGCCATCTTGCGGCAGAACCCGCGAAAGCGCGCCAACAACACCCGCGCGCAGGCGCCTGCCTTGCTCAAGGGGCTGATCTTCACGGCCACGGGCGCCGCCATGACCCCGAGCAGCACGAAGAAGGGCGCGCGGCGGTACCGGTACTACGTCTCGATGGACGTCATCAAGAATCGCGAACCCAGCGATCAGGGCATCCCGCGCCGCCTCCCTGCCGACCTCGTGGAAGCGGCCGTGGTGACCGAGTTGCGGCGGGTGATGCGCGCGCCCTCGATCACGGCGCAGGTCATCGCCCATTTGGCGCGCGAGGGTCACGCCTTCGCCGAGGCCGACGTGATCTCCGCGCTGCAGACGTTCGACGACGTCTGGGGCCAGCTGTTCCCTGCGGAGCAGACCCGGATCGTGCAGTTGCTGGTGCGGCGGGTGACGGTGACGTCGGAGGGGCTGGTCATCGATGTCCGGACCGACGGCGTCTCGGGCGTCATGCGCGACATGATGGCCCCACGAAAGAAGGTGGCGGCGGAATGATGAAACCAGACGAGTCCATCCAGATCTTCGTACCGCTCAAGGTTCGCAAGCAGAACGGGCGGCCGAAGATCATGCCGCCCGCAACCTATTTGCCGAGCGAAGACCGGACGCAGGATCCGCATATCTTGCGCGCCATCGGCCGGGCGTGGGGTTGGCGGCGGCGCATGGAGGCTGGCGAGTTCAATACGGTCACCGATCTGGCGAAAGCCGTGGGGCTGGCCGAACGCCATGTCAGCCGACAGCTACGGCTCGCCTATCTCGCGCCGGGTGTTCTCAAGCGCTTGGTCTACAAGCGCGAAGTGCCCGCCGTGACCCTTTTGAAACTGACCGATGTCGCGGCTCTGCCGTGGCACGACCAGCTGGAGCGGGTGTTCGAATGAGCCTCAGTGAAAGCTCGCCTGAAACGTCGTCGCGGTCAGCGAGACATGCGCGTCCAACGGTGGGTGCAGTTCGAACGCCTTCGGCTCGCGTGAGAAATTCCACAGCCGGAACAGACGCCATTCCGACCGGCGCTCCTTGGCCACGGCCAGCTCGTTGCGCGTGATGTGGAAGGGCGTGCGCTCCCATCCGTTCGTCGTCTTGACCTCGATCAGCCGCGGGAGCCCGTCCGGGGCGAAACTCGCGATGTCGTAGCCGGCGCCATCGCCATCCTCCTCCGACACCCAGCGCACCTTGCGCGCCAGATCGTCCCGTCCTGCCATCCGCAATGCCGCCCGTTCATGCGCGAGCACGCGCTCCTCGCCCGCGCGTCCGAGGGCCCGGTTGCGCTCGTCCCGGCCCGCCACGTCGAACTTGCGGGCGATGTGCAGCATCTGGTCCAGCTCCTGCGGGGGCGGCTGGTTCGACAGCGTCGGCGGCGGCCCGATCCAAATCTGCGCCGCCTCGCGCAGGCCAGCGGCGGTTTGCAGCCCCGGTTGGCGCCCGAGCCAGGCCGGGTTTAGCGCCAGCCACCGCGCCACGGCATCCACCAAGGTCATCTGGAAGTTGAACGCGGGCTTGTACCCGGGGATCCAGTCCTCGCCGAGTCCCTTCAGCACCGCACTGATGTTCTGGTGCTTGAACTCGACGGACCCCTCGGACCGGTCGTTCAGGAGCGGGAGGAGTGCGCGGCGGTGTTCGGCCTTGCTGTAGCGGCGCGTGGAGACGTCGTCGGCCAGCATCGCGAAGTAATCCGCGACGATCAGGTCGTTCTCTTCATCCGTCCAGGGACCGTTCGACAT